TATATTTGTGTTTTAATTTTAGTTTATCGTGTAATTGTTGTCTTAATCTAACATGGTAAGTTTGAGCGGGTGTTGAATCAATGGTTACTTTAATACCACCAGTTATAGTTGAAAAAGTAGCATCATTACCATTATCTTGTAAAGTCCAATTAGGAGCTGTTTGTGCACTTGCATCAAAACCAGTAAAGTCTGAATTTACTATTAAGTTTCCAGCGTCTGAATAATGAAGACTACCAAATGATTCTGCGTTTGTCATTTCACTAATGGTTGCTGAAGAAGTGTAATGTAATACGTCTCTTAGGTGGTTTGATTGATATGCTCCTAAATGTATTGTTGAGTCACTACCTGAAATTCCGTCTGTTCCTAATGATATATTCCAAAAATCACCATTAAACACTGGAAAGTATTCTGAACCATGAAGGATTTCTTTTAATGAAATGTTATCAATAGTAACACTTTCCCCAGTATTTACAATAGATCTTACATCTATTCCTCCTGTACCATCTGATACAAAAGTATGAGTAAAAGTTCCAACTGTGGCAGTACCTATTGTATATGTTTGAGAATCAGAATAATTATATATTGCAACAGTACCCGTTACTGCAGTTACATCAAATGTTAATTTGTAAGTTTTTCCAGCGATTAATGTTTGTGTTTGAGCTGCGGACGTAAAACCTTGAGTTGATCCAGGATTAGTAGAAACAAAAGCATTACCTGTTATTGCTGCAAGTGCATCTCCATTGTCTGTTAAAGTCCAATTAGATGCATTACTAAATCCTCCATTTTCTATTAATTCAATAGGGCTTGTTATACTATGACCAGAAGAAGTAAGTATACTTGAAGACATATGTACTAAATCTAACTTACCATATTGGGTTTTATCATCTACAGAAAAGAAATCATGACTGCCTGTGTAAGGGTGTAAAAGTAAATGTAAATCTGATCCTGATAAACTTTGTGATGTGTGGTTTGACAATGAAAATAAATGATAGGCATCTGATCCCGATCTTGTTGGTTTAATTCTAAACTCAACTGTTTTAGCTGATGATGATGGTTTTAATGCTATAGCGTTTGTGTTTGAACTAGTCCAGGCTGTTTCTATGAACATTCCTTTTTTAGTTCCATCTAAAGAATTACCTGCTATTACTTGAGAAAACTTATTATAAGTGTATAATTTAAATTCATCTCTGTTAGGATCTGAACTACCAAATTCTTTAATGTCTAATACTGTATCTGGAACACCATAACAATTAATTAATGCTCTTAAACCTCTTTCTGTTCCTTTGGTTTTTAAAAGATAAGGTGCATTGTGGTATAAACGTTTCCAAATTTCTTTTGATATATCTTCTTTTGAAGAAAATTCATTAGATCCTGTTATAACTGTTGAGGTATCATTAGTAGTTGTTGCTTGACCAAAAATATAACTTATTAGATCTTCATTCTCAAATTGATCATAAGCTTCTATTCCTAAATTTTGTAGCATATAATATACTAAATTTTTAGAAACACCTAATTTATGACTATTATCTGTTGTTTGCGTTATTTCTTTTACATGGGTCCAAATAGGATCAAAATGTTCTCCTACCATATCACAAAACAATTCAAAAGGTTTATTTTCTTCTTTGTCCCCTATAAATGTAGGAACTAATTTCATTAACCTATTTGGGTTTTGTTTATCAAATATAGAAGCAGATAACAATTGTCCTCCATAATTAGAATTAAAACTGTTTGCATTACCTAACCATGTTTCTGCTTCTGATGAAGTTGTATGTGATTGTATGTAAGGTTCTTTTTGTGGGTGATTTCCTCTTTTAGGCCATGAATAAGCACCTGACTCAAAATATAAATATTGTTCATAACCACTAAAACCTTGAATTAAATTTTCTTTTTTATCTGCAATAGAAGATGAAGATTCTAATACTGTAGTATTTGATATTGTTGAACTTATTGTATTTAATTCATGTATTTGTTTATCATATATTTCTATTAACTTTAATTTATATTCAAAGTTTTTTAATAATTCAGTTGCACTACCAAAATGTACAAAATTTTCAAAATGTGTAGGAGTTACTGTTTCAAAGTCTAAAGAAGCTGTATCTGTAAGTCTTACATATCCATAGTCTATTTCTGGGATTTCATATCCCTCTAATTTACTTATTAGTTTTTGATAAGAAGAAGTTGTTGATGTATTTAATATATCATCATAAGATCTAAATGCTGTAGGGACTGAATTATTTAATCTAGTGTCTATTTTAAAATTAGGTCCTTTTATAGAAACAGTTGTATCATTGACAGGTATTAAACCTAAATCATAAGTTAATATAACAGGATCTACTATATCCTCTACTATAGATAATTTATCTCCTATTTCTAAATTCTCTGATAAGGGTTCTAATAATTTTATTTGTAATAAATTTTCATTAGGGTTTGAAGAATCTAGTTGAATATTTACAGCTACTATATTTCTATCTTTTCCAAAATTTAATCTAAAGTCTCTAAAATAAGAAGAATTTTGAACAGCTTGGATAAAATTTCTTGAAGTATTAGCTAAATTAATATTGTTTGACGAAAAAACAGTTGTTATTTTTAATTCTGTTCTTGTAGAAGATATTTCTTTTATTTTAAAAGGAGAATCCTGTTTAAAATTTAATATTTTTCGTTTTTGGATATTTACTTTTAGGTTGTAAATACCTGTTGAGTATCCTAATCTATTTAATATTCCTAAAGGATCTAGATTTAAATCCTGTATTAAACCTTGTGTATTTTGTTCTGATTTGTAACCCTTAAAGTCTTCAATAGAATCTAAAAGATTATTATTAAGATCATATATATGAACTTCTATATAATCTTCAGGTCTACCAAAATTTCTTTCTACTAAAGTAGAACTTAAATCTTCAATGTTTTTTAAATTTAATGTAGGAGATGTATTTTGTGAAACAATATTAGCCATGTTTTTTTATTGAGTATTTAATATTCTATCTTTTTCTACATTTTCTAATTTTAATGTCTCGTTTTCAGATTGTAGTCTTGAAATTTTATCTTCTAATTCTTTGATTTTTTTATTAGCTCTATCTAAAGGAGCATTTGTGTTTAAACCTATATATCTACTACTTTTATCAATTAAATCAGCATGAGAATTAAAACCTCCTTTAGGTATTTCTAAAAATAAATTATTGTATATTTCAAAAAAATTAGTTACTGTTGTTCCTTCTGTTCTTTTTCCTAATTCTTTAAAAGATCTATCTATTAATTTGTCAGATTCCTGAGTTGTATATATTTTTTTATTTAATTTCATTATCTTACAACTTTAAAAATATAATCTTCATCATAAATATTAGTACTAGTTTCACTAAATGTGTAGTTTAGTGGGCTTTGATCAACCCTAAACATTAATTTATAATAACGTTCGGGCTGAAATCCTTCCATCCATAAATCAAAAAACATACCTTCACTATCAGCGCTTAATTTTGTGTATTCAGTATCGAAAGGTATTATTACTTCATCTGTTTCTGCGTCTCTTACACTATAATAACTTGTTCTTGGTAAATATTTTACATCTAAATAATTTGATGTTGTTGTAAAAGTTCTATCTGGGTATCTTTTTCTTACAGTTAATCTAAAACGTTGTTTTGATTTTCTTTGGAATTCACCTTTATTATTATATAATGATAAAAATATATCTCCTGTTCTTAATTGGTTGCTATGTGATAATGAAGTGGGGATACGGAACGAATCATCCCATTTAAAAGTTAATTTAGGAGGGTAAATTGTATGTGTATCAGCAGAAAAATATTGTAGTTGACCAAAACCAAAACCGTCTTCTTCTATTTCTCTTGGTTTTTTAATAATAAATCCATTATTAGGGATTCCTGTAGGGTAATCTGCGCTTTGATAAAAACTAGCTGAATATTTTTGAATTATAGAAGTTACATCCATTTCTAAATCTAAATCATCTACTGATAAAAATGTTGTTTCTGCTCTAAAACCACTACCTGTAAGCCAAACTCCTCCTCCTGCTTGTAATGAATAGGATCCTGAAGCTCCCATTCCAAAAAATAAGTTTGAAACAGGCCATGCAGATGATGTAGCCATAGTTCTGTGCTGCCATGTAACTCCATTTGATGGTTGAAAACTTCCTGTTGTTACTGAAGGAGGATTAGCATCATATCTTTGAGTTCCCTCATCAAAAGATTGGCTTAAAGGAAAAGCTACTAATGTATGATCTGATGTTAATCTTTTATTTTCTCCCGCAAATAAATTTAAAGATACTTCTACTGTATTAGGTGTTATTTCTTGTCCTGTTAAAGGTGCTCCAGTACCATTTCCTGATTGAACATAAAAACGTATTTTATTTTCTATAACATCTCTTATTTCTGTGCTTTTAAATTTTATTAAAATTCGAGAAGAATAATATGTTTCTCCTGTAGTTGCTTTTTCTTCAACTAATTCAAGAATTTCATCACCTCCTGTATTCATATTAATACGATCTGGGTGACTGTATATTGTAGCGTCTTTTTCGGGAAATATAGAATAATATGCCATTTTAATATTGTTTTATTTTACCTTTAATATCTGCATCTAGGTATTTTACTTCAAATAAACTTGGATCTAATGAGGGATATATAATGCCATCTTTAGTTGCTGTTTTAAAATCATATTTAAATTGAGAATATCCTGATTCTATTCCTGCTAAGTTTTTAAAAGTAACATTTATTACTGATTGTACTCCTTTTACATTACCTATTAAATTATAAACTTCTGATTCTATTATTGGTTGATTTATTTGCCATTTTTCTATATTAAAATAGTCTTTTAATTCCTTTATACAATCTAATAATACTTGTTGATTATTATTATTTCTAAAAGTGGATATTTCAAAATCAATACCAAAATTAATTATAAAAGCATCCATTAAATTAATTGAATCTGTTAATGGTTTATAATAATTTAAATATGTTGCTAAATTTGTTTTTGTAGCATTATTACAAGTTGTTAATTTTTTATTATTATTATAACTTAATAAATATAAATTTGAAGAAATTTGAGAAGATTCTACATTTAAATTTGCTTTTTCTATTTCTGTGGATTTTACTATATAAGCTTTAGATATACTACCATAAATTGGAGGCATAGATAAAGTTCTAATTAAATAATCTTCTTTAGTTATTACTCTTTGTTGTGTTGCAAAATTTGCTGCTGTTTTTTGTTTGATTTCTTCTATAGTATCAGCACCACCCCCACCTGTAGCTGCTATTGGGTTAGAACATGCTAAAGATTCTCTACAAAAAGATATAATAGGACCACTTAGGTTTGGTTTTATGTTAGTAGTTATAAAATCTATTTTATTTATTGTATTTTGAGGAACATTAGATCTAATTCCTCCTCCTCTTAAATAAGTAACTGTTAGTGTTGTGTTTGAAGGGGCTTTTCCATATGTTTGGGAATGTAAAAAATTAGAAGGATCAATAGATTGATCTAATTTACTTCTTCCATCTCTACCTCCTAAACCAATATTATCAGGTACAGGAAGTATTTCTTCATCAGTTTTGCTTGAATCTCCTGCTCCAAATTGAATTTCTAATATATTATCTGCTGTAAATCTACTTACAAATCTTCTTGGTACTCTTTTTATTTTTAATAAATAAGGAGTTTCTAAATAATTTTCATATAAAGTTGTAGTATTTCCTTGAACATTAGCTATATCTTCAAAAACTGTGTCTTGAGCTAAATAAGGAACTTCTATATATTCATTTCCGTCCGAATCTATAATGGATTCTATGTTTATTATTTCTTCATCTATTAAATCTAATGTTAAAAATCTTTCAATATTTCCTATTTGAAAATCTTTACTAACTCTTTCTGCTGAAATTACAGGAGTTGATTTTTTTAACAAATAATATTCTGGATTATTAAAAGAATCAACAGAATATATTGTTATTTCTGTAGGGTCAAAAGATGATGAAAAATCAAAAACTACTGGATTTTGAAGTAAAAAATTAATGTTATTAGTAGATGTAAAAGATGATGGTTGATTTATAGTTAAAGCATAATTAAAGTCAGGTTTATAGTTTCCTATAGTTTGGGCAGGTACTAATTGAAATATGTCTAAATTTGTTGTAGCTACTGAAGTTACTTTAGGTTTATATCCTAAGGTATAAGCTAAATGAAATAAATTTGTTCTTTCTTGAGCTGTGTCTAAAAATATTTCTTGTAATTGAGTATCAGTGTAGTATGATAAAACATCCCCTACATAAGCTGCCATTTCCATAAACATTAATCCTGGAGATCCTTCTGTGAAATCATTAAATGTACCTGGATAATATGTTTTTGTAAATTCTACTAAATTAGATCTAAAAGAGTTAAAATCTTTGTTTAAATACTTAATATCCTTTATAGGGGTTTTATTTGAAATTTTATTGTAAGCCATGTTTTTTTATTTTAATATCCACCGCCTCCTAAAGAGACTCCTGAAGAGGCTTCTCCTGAAGAAACCCCCACACTTGGGGATGAAGTTCCTGTGTTAGTGTTATTATCTTGTGAAAAATTAATTTGTATAGTATCTGGTTCTTGATTAGCTAATACTCTGTATGATATTGCTATTTTTATTTCATGGCTATCTGGTTCTTTAATAAGATTAACATTTACTAATTCTATACCTGCTATATTTTGATTTATTTGGTTGTTTATTCTTTCTTCTAAAAAAGATAAATCATTTGAATTTTCAAATAAATAACTTCTTAATCCTACCCCAAAATTAGGTTTAAATATTCTTTCTCCCGGTTCTGTAAGTAATACATTTAGTAGGTTACTTTTTACTTGTTCTTTAGTTGTAAAAGAAGAATTAAAAACAGCCTCACCATCAAAAGGAAATATAACCCCTAAAGCTTTATTTCTTTTTACTGTTGGGTTAATTCGTATGTATTTTCTTACATCAGCCATTTATTATTTTCCTTTTTTCTTATTTATTGCTTTCATTAAACCACTATAATCTCTTGTAACTGCGCTTGCTACTTCTGTGGGCATTTCTCTTGTATCCATTGGTAATGGGGCTCCTGTTGCAAAAGGTTGTGCTAAGCTTACAGGTGCATTTCCTGATTCTAAGTTTGTACTTCCCTGTGCTGTTTCATTTAATAAGTCATTTAATGCACTATTAGATGTAAAATTTTGGGGCTTAAAGGGTTTTGATTTTAAAGGCGCATTACCCATTATTTTTTCTCTTAAAGAATTTTTTGCTGCTTCAGGAACTTCAACCGTTTTTTCTTTGTGCTCTGTGATTGTTGGTTTTAGTCCATCACGTAAGTCTTCTTTAAGTGTTTTAATTTCTCTACGTAACGCATAATCGATTTCTTCTCTAACTACTTTTCTAATTAGATTTTCAAAAGTTTTTGCTTTCATGTTTTAATTGTTGTTTATTAATAAATATAAAAATTTTAAGCTCTATAACGCTTATATCCTATCATTTCAAAATCTAAATTATATAGTTTTTCAATATATTCAATTTGTTGTGTTTCTACAAACTCATTTAATATATCATCATATAATTTATCTAAATCTTCTGAATATTGGTTTACATCTAATGGTTCTTCTCCTAATAAGGGTAAGGTTCCATTATTATATAATTGATTTGTAAGTTGGGGGTGTATACCTTCTAAATTTCCTAATAAGGGATGATTATTAAAATCTTTTCCCGAATCTATGTCTAAGTCTCCTTGTGTTAAGGGATCTCCAATTTGAGATGAACCAAACATTATAGGATTAAATAAATCTGCGTTTGTAAAGTTTGTGTTTGTTGTGTTAAAAAGTGTAGGAGATAAAGGAGTTGATAAATTTGAAAAATTTTCATTTGTCAATCCAGGATATCCTATTTCATTTAAAAATTCTTCTGGTGAATTTGCTCTTGAATTTTCATTATTTCCTGATGTTTTATTACTTTTTTTAAATAATAATAACATTAATAATTCTAATAATTGTTTTATAAACATAATAAAAGCAATTACTGATAATATGGCTCCTATAACCTTTAAAATAATTGAAAGTAAATTTCCAAGACTTCCTAATATATCATTAAGAAATGTTCCTATATTTTTAAAGGTTTGTTCTGCGTTTGCTTTAAAACCTTCTACTTTCTCTCTTAATTCTTTTGCTTTTCTTGTTGTTTTACTATCTGCTTTATTACCAGGACCTGGATGGCCAGGACTTGTAGGAACCATAGCATCTGCTTTTGATTCTACTTGTTTAGTTTCTGATTCTTGTTTTTTTTCTTCTTTTTCTATTTCACCTTTTTGTTCTATAGATTCTGTTTGTTTTTTTAATACTTCTTTAGCTTCTTCTTTTATTTTATCTATTTGTTCTTGTATGTTTGCTACTCTTTCATCTACAGTTCCTAATTGAGCTTTAAAATATTTATAAGCTGCTATTTTTTGTATAATAGGACTATTGATACTACCTATGGCAGAAGTTACTGCTCCACTGATAGCACTTTGTGCCATATCTTGAACCCCTCCTATTAATTTGTTTGTTTGACCTACTACAGAAGATTGAATTTTATTTGAAATTTCTGTTTTTACTTCATTTGCTTTTTGTCTAGCTTCTCTTTTTCTTTTTAATTCTGCTATCTTTTTTTCAGGTACTCCTTCTTCTAATAATTTTGCTTCATCTATTTCGTCTTCAATTTTTGGCTCTTTTGGAGTAAAATCTATTGTTTTTAATTTAGGAGTAGGAATTGGTATAGTTTTAACTAAATCATTTAAAGGATTAAATTCTGCTAGGTATCTTTCTGGGACTCCTGTGTCAGGTGATAAAGTTGTTTTTATTGTGTTTATATTAGGGGCTATTCCTTTTAATTTAGCTAAAGATATATTTTCAGGGATTTGTCCTCCAGGCATGTTATTCATTACCGAATTCATTTTTTCCCTAATTTGTTGTGTTATTTCTGATTGTCCTTGAAAAAGATTGCTCATTTTATTTTTTTATAAATACGTGTTCACTTTTAATTTGTTTTAACATAGCTCTTAATTCACCTATACTATCAGGTTCAGGTTTTCCTTCTCCATCCCAATCCGCAACTAAAGTATCAAATGCTGAACCTACAGGAGAAGTAGTATCTCCTCTATCTCCAATATGAATGTAAGCTGTTTGTAATTTTTGTACTAAATCTAGAAGTAAATTTAATAATTTCATTTGATATCTTTGGTTTTCTAAACCTAATACTGCAGGTTCTGAAGGGTAATTTTTTGGTCTACCTTCAGCTGAATCCATACCTAAAAATATATTAGGAGCATTTATCATTATATAATTTTTAGTATTTTTATTTTCATCTGCTAATTCTCCTCCTTCAGGGTGTAAAGTATTTAAATGAATACTACCATTTGTACTTAAAGAAAGAAAATTATGTGAAAACATATGTATATCTCCTCCTTCATAAGTTTGAGCTGATCCTTGTGCTTCTTGTCCACTAAACTGTAATCTAGCATTAAAAATTAACCTATCAGCGTTTATTATTACTTGTTTACCTTGATAATCCTGAGGATAAACAGGTGTTAATATAGGTCTTACATTGTTTTCATCTTGAATTCTACTAAACTCATCTAATATATTTTTTGGGTTTAGTTTTTCTTCTACTTCTCCTTTAAATTCTGCCATTTTTATTTTTATTTACCAGGACCTACTCCCCCCATTTCTATAGCTTTATCAAATTCTTCTCTACTTGACATTTGTTTTATTACGTTTTTAGCTTCATTTACTAATTCTTCAAGTGTACCTGAACTAAAAGATCCAAAATACACTTCACCCTTAAAAGCTGCTTTTACTACTATTTGTTTTTTAGGTCCTTTTTTATTTAGATGAAAATATATTAAAGAAGTTTTTTCTCCATTAGATAATTTTGTTATAATTTGATAAGGATTATATTCACCCCCATTTAATTTAGATAATTGTCCAGATGAAGTACTTTTATATACAGGTTTTGAAGCTTCAATTTGTACCCATGAATTACATACCCAAGGATTTTCATGTTTAGCTCTTACTTTAGCACTCCATTTACTACATTGATTATTTCCATTATGAAAATTACAATTTGAACAGTTTTCCCATTCATCAAAACCCCCTGTTGCTATTCTATAATTATTAGGTAAGGGAGGTCTTGGTATAATTTCTGGTTCTTGTCCTTCAAAATCTAGTTGATAATATTCATTAGTGTCTTTTTCCTCTACTAATCCTGCGTCTTTTTCTGTGATTGATGTTTCTTCAACAGTTACTTCAGGTATCACACATGCTTGTAATTCTTCATCATATACTTGTCCTGGTGGACATCTATCATCATTTGATGGTGTTTCTATTCCTGATGATTTTTCTGATGTTGATTCATCTGTGGATGTTTCTGTTTCTGCTTCTGCTTCATCGTCTGATTGCATGAAATCTATAGGTGAATCTAAAAACTTTTTTGCTTCTTGGTTAGGATCCTGTTTTATTTCTACATTAGTACCAAAAGAATACCAACAATCAGGCGCTGATACTACTAAGTTGTCTATTTTTTGGTTTGAAGTTAAATAAATAGAAGATGCATCTAAATTTATATCTTCAACTGTAGGTACCCAACCCATTTCGTCTAATCCTTCTGCTTGACCATTTCTTATTATAGTAATAGGATCTCCTATATCTCCTTTAGCTCCAGCAGACCAATTATTTGATTGTGATATAGGAATCAATTTACTTCTAGCAGTAGCTCCAAACCTAATTGAGTTACCAAATCTACCTTCTATTATATGATCTCCCTCATAAGGTCTTAGAGGTTTTATATTTAATCTTTCATTAAAATATTCTCCTAAAGCAACCTCATAGTCTAAATCACCATCTGTTGTTCTTCTTAATAAACCTGCTTGTGCATAATCTTCATTTTTTCTTAATTCACTTAATTTATCTTCTTCGTTATAGTTTTCTAAAGCAGGTAAAGTATTATGGTGGGTATGACTCCATAAATTTATAGGAGGAAAATAATAATGACATTCTGCCCAGTCTGCATTTGGGCTTTCAAGATAATCTTTACCCGTAAGAGTTATGATAGGGACTATTTCATTTATTAAAGGATAATATTTTAAATGAGGAAATAAAGGTTTAGCTACACCATCCCAAAAAGGTATTGTTGTTTTTTCATTATCAGTGGTTTTTTCTTTAGCTGCGTTTTTTTGTTTTATTTTAGTAAAATAAATTAACCCTACAGCATCATAACCACCCCATTCTGCTGCTTCTTGGGAAGATCCATCTAGTATAATTCTTTTTACTTTACCTGGAACTAAATTACGAGCAGTTCCATTGTAATTTTGATTTCCTGATCTTTGATTATTAGTTACTGTTGCCATCTTTTGGAGCTTCTATTTCTTTAGGTTTTTCAACTGTTTTTGCTATTTCCTCAGCTACATCCATTAATTGATCCATTTCTTCTGCTGTTAGTAATCCTCCGTCTCCACTTGAAGTAGCACCTGTAGATAAACGTTGTACAATAGCAGCCATCTTAATTAGTTGATCATCATTTTTAACACTGATTTCCATATATTCCTTGATTAAGGGAACTACTACAGTGGCATCACCTAAAGATTGGACTAAAGGACGTAATTCAGCAATTAAAGATGCAAGTTGTTTTGCTTTTTTCTTTTGATTACCGTGGATTTCTTTTAGTAAATCACCAAAAGATTTATCGTCAAATAGTATTTGGTTTAATGAATCCATATTATTTTATTATAAATATGGAGTTTTTAGACTCTTACATACCCTGTTTCAGTATATTCTATATATAATTTTTTATACTGTTTTTTAAGTATTTTTGTTACTTTAGTAATTATAGGAGTATCTACTTCTGTCATTTCACGAATGTAAATATAAAGGGCTTTTTTATTAAATATTTCTAAATTTTCTCTACGTTTAAAAAGTACATTAATAGCATCACATACTCTTCTATCTTTATCTTTTTTAAACATTGTAAACATATGTTTATCTATATATTCTGTGAAGTAATCTATAAAATCTTTTATTTCTTGTTTACGTTCGTCTCTACCTAATTGGTGTAATACCCCCTCATCTTCATCTGCTGCTAAGGGGTCTGCTTTTTGTTTTTTCTTTTTATAATTGTTATTATTATATAAAATAAGATAATTTTTTCCTACAATTGAAAAATAACTAAATGCTTTAGTACCTTTTTCTGGTTTAAAATAGTCTAATTTTTCTAAAAGAAAACAAATTACTTCATGTTTTAAATCCTCTAAATCATCTACTTCTGTATAGTAGAATTTAAATGTGTGGATAAGATTTTCGGCTAATTTATAGAAGGGGTAATGTATTCTTGTAGCAAATATATTATCTCTTTCATCTTGGTTTGAAGATGATAAATATTCTGCTATAGCTAAATCTGTATCTGGTGTAAAATATTGTTTTTTTGTTCTTTTTCTTCCTCTTTTTTTAGGTCCCGGCTCAAGAGAAC